ATTTCGCCCCCGTCAAAGTTTTTTTGATAATGGAGAAACCCTTGGCATAAAACTCCAAGTGGAGGCGGCGGGAATCGAACCCGCGTCCTGCATTGTTTCACTAATAACGTCTACATGTTTAGGCAGACTAACTGCCATGTTTATCTACCGAATATTCTTTTTCTAATTAACCATAACATGGTGACAAAAATATTCTTATATTTAACTTGTCCGTTTTTATCTTCATATAACGAGAAATGATCCAAAGAGCATTTTTTACAAAACCATCCGTAACATATTCTACAGCGATAACCATCTTTATAATCAAAACGATTCCCGCATTGACATTTTACATCTTTCATTCGGACCTTCGGTGTTTCCGCAAAAACTTTTTGATTGGAGCAGGTATCTTTTTAACTTTATCTTCACCCAACTTGGTGAGGCGATAATAAAAATGTCCATCCTCTCCAACAAGTTGATCTATCATACCCTTTTTCATCAAGTTCGTTAATGTTTCTTCTAATGATTCTTGAATCATTAGCTTTTGCTTTGTAAGAAATTCCAGTATGATTGGTTCTTTATCTATCGTAAACTCCAGAACATCAAATATTGATTCAGATACTTCGCTTTCTGGAATAGCTTTTTCTAGCTTATTAACGTAATCCAAGGCTGACTCTAAGTCTCTGTATATTCCAATTGGTTCTAAGGAAAATCTATCTATATCCATGCTGGCTTGCACCATAATTATTACGTACAATTTGTCATCTTGACTGGTCATTATTTACACCCTAGTTAATAATACACATCTAAAAGGGGCCACAAGCTGTAACATCATGAGAAATATGTCTTTAGGGCTTCAAGTCTATCGTCTGCATCGGCTAAATTCGACAACGCTTCATTGAGATTATTATGGAGATCCCCCGTACTATGGTCTCCAATCCCAGCAGGATGCTCCAACATAATTTCTAGGCTAGCGAGGGCCATCTGTTTGTCTGTTTCTGCCTTGCTTTGCAAAGACTTAAGTGCCATTTGTTTAAATGTACTCATCACTTACTCCCTTTATAGGGCCAAATTTCGGCCAGTTTATCTGTCATGCCGGGGATCTCTACAATCCACCGTTCGTCTTCCGTATTTGTCTGCATAGCGAACAATGTCGTCTTCTGAGCATGTTCCGAATTGCATTTCTGCTACGGTACATATGACTTCGCTCCTGTTTGAAAGTCTATGCTTAGAGTCTCTGGGAATAAAGATATAATCTCCTTCCTTGAGGCTCATCGAGGTAATACCAGTTTGCCCAGAGGTGTGAATCTCCTCTAGGTAGCAACTACATTCTCCCTCAACCACAAACCACATTTCCTGTCTGCTCTCGTGTGATTGTAGGGAGAGTTGGCTCTTGGGGTTTACATGTATGAGTTTGAATACCACCTTATCTGTTCGATAGTAGTCGGTATATGAACCCCACGGTTTATTTACTGTCATCTAGATCCATCCTCATGCAGTTGCCAGCCCCATAGAAATCACAAGATTGATAAAAAGGCACGTTGTGGTCTGAACAATCTAAGACAATTTTATAGCAACTTTTTTTCCTACAGAAGTTTACACACGCTTCAATCAATCCTTTACCCAAGCCCCTTTGTCGTGTGTTTTTGTCTACAACCACATCTTCAATATGGCCAATACATGAGCCGTAATGCAGTAACTTATGTTCAATTAATACTGATGCTGTGCCAACAATCTCCCCGTCGTATTCCCAGACAAAAATCTTTTTATTCTCGTCGAGAGTGTACATCATCCACATCCCCGGAGTAATACGGCTCAAGTTGGGGTGAGCTACCTTGTTCTCGCTCAACTGACACAAAAGACAGAAATAATCTTTATTTAAATCTTCTAAGCGTAGCTCTCTTAGTAGTGCCATTTTCGTTTTCCTCTCAAAGAGGTTTTAAAGAAACAAAAACTGTTCTAGTTTATTAATGGGAATATTATAACAGTCAGCCTTGACTCTGAACCCATTGTCTGGGTCGTATTGACCTCTTTTTAAGAATTTTGCATCTTTAAAATAAGATTCTTTGTCATATGCTCCAAGTACCCAAGCTCTTTTCCATTTGTGTTTGACGTTTTCAATTCTTACAAAAACATAGTAATCACAATTTTGTTTTGTGTTGTATGCGGCAACCGAACATTCATAGTAACCCCTTGGTTCACTGGTACATCTTTTAGTTTTAACATCATATCGAAGTCCGTCATCATCAACGATATCATAATCGTATGTGTTGGTTATTTTGCCCTTGATCACCTCATTTGCAATTTCTTCACCTAAGAAGCCAGCAATGTTTCCATCCCCCTTGGTAATGGAGTTAGTCAATTTCCCCATTGCCCTAGCTTTACGCCACGCGCGGGTCTTCATGTCTTCTGTTATTTTTACTTCTATCATTTTATAAACCGAAGAAGAACTTTATCTTCCCCCATAATGTTTTACGTTGTTTTTCTTCCTCTTCCCGCTGTTCCTTCTCTTGTAGTCTATCAACTAAATCTTTAAGATCTTTTTGCTTAGATCTTTTTAGTTCAGCCATTTTGAAATAATCGTAATCAGACATGTCCCGTGGGAAAAGTCGCATAATAGTATCACCCGTCTTCTTTCAAACTATCTTTCCACGATTGAAATTCTACGTCGTCTTCTTCCTTAACAAAACATAGATTAAACTCTCTGTTGAATTGATCAAAGGCGGATGTGGGGATAGTGACGAAAACGCCCCGACTGTCTGCTAAAGATCCTGACTGCATAAGTAGTTTATACCACGCATCTTTCAGGTCGGCACATGTTTGTTTTTCTTGGTTCATAGTGTTTTGTCCTGTACCTATTATAGACTATAGTATCGGTTTTGTCAAGAGAAATCTTTAAAAAATTTTTGAATCACTTTAAGTATGTGAGAATGGGCCACGTCGGTTTACTTTTCATGGGACGCCACATATAATGTCCAATAAAACCACGAATTTCTTTTTTC